GGCAGAGGTGGCTTCACATACAATAGTCGATGTGAAAAACCTGTTAGTAAGTCGCTCGCCTTTGGTCGACCCTGAAACCGAGCTTGAAACTTACGCTGACTTTGACTCAATGGACGAAATCATTGGCGACCGAGTCGAGCTTACGTTTGTGCCAATGAGAAACGCCTTCTTTTTGAACTTGGCAGCAAATCGCGCCCTAGCCGCTGATTGTTATGACTTAGTAACTGGTGTCTGCCAAGAGGACAATGCTAATTATCCTGATTGCCGTATGTCTTACATCTCAGCACAAGAGGAAGCAATCAATCAAGCGTTAGGAATAAACGACTTCAAAATCCATACGCCTTTGATGTACTTGAGCAAAGCCCAAAGCGTCAGGCTTGCCGAAGGGATTGAAGGGGCAATGGAAGCACTAGCTTATTCTCATACCTGTTATGCAGGTGAGTTCCCGCCTTGCAGCAAATGCCATTCCTGCGTACTTCGGGCGCATGGCTTTGAAGAAGCGGGAGTATCAGATCCATTAGTTGAGCGAGGAAACAATGTCAGTCAGTGACCGAATCAAAGAACGAATCAAGAATAGTGGCGGCAGCTTCTTTGCTAACGACAATATTGCTAAGTGGATTAGCGAAGGCGAGCTAGAAGAACTCAAAGTCGAGGTGCAAGAGAAAGCCGAAGCTCTATTGCAGAGCTTAGTCATCGACACTGAGAACGATCATAACACCGAAGGCACCGCTCGGCGTATTGCCAAGATGTATATCAATGAGGTGTTCAATGGTCGCTACTGCGAGATGCCAACGGTAACTGACTTCCCTAATGCCAAGAACCTAGATGAAATCTATACACTGGGTCCTATTACGGTTCGATCAGCTTGCAGTCACCACATTGTGCCGATTATCGGCGAGGCATGGATTGGCGTTATCCCTTCTGAGCGAGTTATCGGTATCTCTAAGTTTGTCCGTTTGGCTAATTGGGTAATGAGTCGGCCACAAATCCAAGAGGAAGCAACAGTACAACTTGCTGATTTAATTGAGGATTTAATCGCTCCAAGAGGGTTGGCCGTTATAATTAATGCTCAACATCAGTGCATGACATGGCGCGGCGTTAAAGAGAATGAAACCCGCATGAAAACTTCGGTGATGCGCGGCTTATTCATGGATAGCGACAAAGCCCGTTCAGAATTTCTTTCGCTAATTAAGGGGTAGTTATGGGATTTAGCAGCACAAAAACCTATGGGCATAACTTCGGCATGAGTGCTTGTTTCCGTCAATGGCGAGCAACGCATTCACATTGCTCATTCCTTCACGGCTACGCTCTAGCTATTAGCTATGAATTTGAAGCCACTGAGCTAGATATACGCAACTGGGTAGTCGACTTCGGCGGGTTAGATATTCTCAAAGAAAAGCTCAAAGCGTACTTCGATCACAAGACAGTGGTAGCAAGTGATGACCCTGAGCTAGATTACTTCTATGAAATGCACAAAAAGAACATGATCGACCTTGTAGTAGTTGATGCGGTTGGCTGCGAAGCCTTTGCAAAGATGGCTTATGAGTTTGCTTGTGAGGTAGTCGAGGATGGTCGAGTCACCGTCACCAAGTGCGAAGTATCAGAGCACGGCGCAAACAGTGCTATTTACCGCCCATGAAATTACTTGAACTAGATTGGTATGAATTTACCGAGGCAATGGACTACCTGAGCAACGGAATAACCGAAGTGCTAAAGGCTCGGCTTCTGTACGCCGAAAACGCTGAGAAGTACCGAATCTTAGGCGTACCGAGAGGCGGCTTACCGATTGCCGTTCAGTTAAGCCATAGCCTAAACATACCGCTGACTAATGAGATAGATGAATTCACTCTCTTAGTCGATGACATCTACGATAGCGGAACAACCTCTCGACACTATGAGAATCTAGGTATTGGCATTGAAAACCAATTCTTCTGGCTAAAACGTGAGCAATCGCCGAAAGAAGTTCAAGCGGTAGTGGTAGTCGATCCTGAGCTGTGGGTAGTCTTTCCTTGGGAAATAAACCCTGAAAAAGATAAACGAGATTACGAGAGCAAGAATGCCATTACCCATTAACGAGCATTTCGTCACCATTCAAGGCGAAGCCGAGTTCACCGGAACGCCTAGCTTATTCATTCGGGTGCAAGGGTGTCCGGTTGGCTGCCATTGGTGCGACACTAAGCACACATGGGAAGTAGGCCCACAATTCAAGGTCGATACCATATCGACTAAGATTGAGGACTCAGAAACCTATCAAGAAATGAGCACGGCCGACCTTCTCAAATTAGTCGGCTACGCTAAGGTAAAACATATAGTCTTTACAGGTGGCGAACCCGCCTTGTATGATTTGAAAGAAATCTCTAGCACTCTGATAGACTTAGGCTACTCTGTTCAGCTAGAAACCTCGGGAACACATGAGATAGAAATCGACCCTAGAGCATGGGTAACAGTAAGCCCAAAGTTCAACATGAAAGGTGGGTTTGAAGTCTTAAAATCATGCCTAGAAAGGGCAAATGAAATCAAAATGCCAATCGGTAAAAAGTCAGACCTCGATAAGGTGATGCCCTTAACTGTTTTTGGTAAAAGAATATGGCTACAACCACTAAGCCAAAGCAACTCAGCAACTAAGCTCTGTATTGAGGCGGCAATAGAACATAACTTTGGCCTAAGCGTTCAAACGCACAAGTACCTCGACATTCGATAAGTAACTGATGCTAAAGGAATTATGCCAAGAAAACCAACCGGAATGCCCAACGGGAGACCTAAGTTGACTGTTAATTGGGAACAAGTCGATCAAATGTGCGCCTTCCATTGCACAGGCGAGGAACAGGCGGGCATATTAGGCATATCTTATGAAACCTTGAATAATCGCTGTAAGGAAGAAAAGGGAATGACTTTTCCTCAGTATTTCAAACAAAAGAGCGCGAAAGGTAAAATGAGCCTTAGAAGAAGGCAGTTCACAACGGCAATAAATGGCAACGTCACTATGCAAATTTGGCTAGGCAAAAACTGGCTTGGGCAGTCAGATAGCAATGATGAAGGTGATATTGAGCTTGATACCTACTATGTAGATCGACCGAATGCTGCTGACCAATCCTCAGGCTGAAATCTACGATAATCCGTCACGCTTTCGGGTGGTGGTCGCCGGCCGAAGATTTGGCAAGACCTTCCTATCGACCACCGAACTAATCCGGCAAGCCATTCGGGGCATGAAGAAGAACATTTGGTATGTCGCGCCTACCTACAAGGCAGCTAAAGACATTGCTTGGGATATGCTCAAGGAACAGGTGCCGAAAACATGGGTGAAGAAAATCAATGAGTCAGAGCTATCAATGAAGCTCAAGAATGGCTCGATTATCTCGCTCAAAGGCGCTGAACAGCCTGATCGACTGCGGGGGCGAGCTATTGATTTCTGCGTGTTAGATGAATTTGCCGACATGAAGCCTGAAACATGGCTTGAAGTATTACGCCCTTCCTTATCTGATCGACAAGGGGCAGCACTCTTTATCGGCACACCAAAGGGGCGAAACCACTTCTACGACCTTTGGACTCAGACTGCCGATAACTGGAAGTCCTTTCAGTTCACCACTTTAGATGGTGGCAATGTACCGTATGATGAAGTCGAGGCAGCCCGAAACGATCTAGACGAGCGCACATTCAAGCAGGAATACGAGGCGGTATTCGTCAGCTATTCCGGCATCATCTACTACAACTTCAGCCGGGAAGAATCCGTTAGAAAGATATTCGATGATGGAACCCCGCTACACATCGGGATGGACTTCAACCTTGATCCCATGTCTGCCGTGGTCTGTATCCGGCAGGGGAATGACCTGCTCGCCATTGACGAGATCGTGATGTACGGCTCGAACACGGACGAAATGGTGGACGAGATCAAGACCCGTTACCCAGACCGGCAGATTACGATTTATCCCGACCCCGCCTCTCGCCAGCGCAAAACATCGGCTGGAGGCCGAACTGATCTGAGCATCCTGCAAAATGCGGGATTTGCTGTCAGGGTCAAAACTCGCCACCCCGCAATCAGGGACAGAATCAATGCCGTGAACTCTCGCCTGAAATCAGGACAGGGCAGGCATCTATTCGCCGACCCGAAATGCAAACAGACCATCAAAAGCCTGGAACGCCAAACCTACAAAGAAGGGACTAGCCAACCCAACAAGGATGATGGTTTCGACCACATGAATGATGCATTAGGCTATCTTGTTGAATTCCTGTACCCTGTGCGGCGAGAATACGAAACACCTCAACCTACACGGTGGACATGAGCATGGACGAGATTACCTATACCCACCCGGATTATGACGAGCATGAAGAACGCTGGGAGTTTTACCTCCGGTCATATATGGGCGGGCAGGATTACAAAGATGGCGATTACTTGACTCGATATATCAATGAGGACAAGGACGAATATAGCCGCCGAATCTCGCTGACCCCAATCGACAACCATTGCCGCAATATCGTCCACATTTATTCATCCTATCTCTGGCGCATCCCGCCGACCCGCACATTCAATTCGCTTGATGGAAATGTGGCTCTTGAGCCGTTCCTGAAAGACTCCGACCTTGATGGCCGCAGCTTCAATGCGTTTATGAAGGAAGCGCAGATCTGGTCATCCGTGTACGGTCATGTCTGGATCATGCTGGATAAGCCGAAATCCAATGCCGGCACGAAAGCCGAGGAATTGCAGCAGGGC